GGAGAAAATCACGCAACAGGCCGATGCAGAGTACGAGAAAATCAGGCAACCGGCCTATGCAGAGTACGAGAAAATCACGCAACAGGCCGATGCAGAGTACGAGAAAATCACGCAACAGGCCGATGCAGAGTACGAGAAAATCAGGCAACCGGCCTATGCAGAGTACGAGAAAATCACGCAACAGGCCTTCTGGGATTTATTTGCTGACCCCAAAAATCGCGCAGAGGCATGGAAATAGATTCACTGTAGATGAAGGGATAGTTACGTCTTTTTATCGGCTTGAATCCTTCGACCGCGAACGAAACAAAGGACGACCCGACAATCCGCCGCTTGATAGGGTTCGCGAAGGAATGGGAACTGGGGGCCCTTTATGCCGGAAACCTTTTCGGGCTTGTCACACCCGACCCCGCGAAGCTTCTTCTGGAAGGAATGAAATATCCGAACAACCGAAACGACTGGGCCCTTCTGGAAATGAAGAAGCGTTCGTCGGTCGTCCTGGCGGCCTGGGGACATATCGGCCGGTATGCGGAAAGCCGCGCGGCGGAAGTTCTTCGCCTGGTCGGGTCGCCTATCTATTGCCTGGGAATCACGAAGGGCGGCCAGCCGAAACACCCGTTATATATGGCGAAATTGACACGAAAGGAAGTATATTATTAAAATGAAAACCGAATTCAAATGTCCGTCCGGTCATACTGTAAAAGCGACCGACCTTCATTCGACCGTTATCCTGGCCGAAGCCGATATTGAAAAAGCGGTCGTCTTCGAATGTCCTTGCGGCAAGCGCGGCCATACCTTCACATTGAAGAAGGCGAAGGACGCCGGTATGTTCACGGTTGAAGAAGCATCCCGAATCGCCGAAGGCGGAAGAATACATCAAGCGAAATATGGCGGAAAGGCGGCCATGTGATAATATCATTTGCCTGGACGACCGCCGCCTTCAAAGCTGGCCGGAAGACTTGTACGCGACGGAACTGGAATAAGGAATACGCCGCCAGGTTCCGGCCTGGTTCCATTCATACCGGATACGACCGGAACCCGCGCTTTCAGGGAAAGCCGGTCGGCGACCTTCAGATAGTCCGCGAACCATATCCTGAAGCGACGAAGAATATACCGGACGCGGATTTCGAAAACGAAGGATTCGCGTTCATGGAAGAACGGGGAATTCTTATCCAGGGAATGACGCCGCGGGCATTTTTCGACCGCTGGCGTAATTCCGACGAAGTCCTGTATGTCGTCCGGTTCAAATTGGTTACGCCGGACGGGAAAGGGGTCAAATGACATATTGGGTCAAGCCCTGGCGAAAAGTTTTGAAACGCGAAGGATACGCGCCAGGCGGAAGGAACGGCGTGTCTTATACGTACCGTCTTTCATGCGGTCATATGGCCATACGAAAAGCGTCCGCCGGATACCCGAAACGCGTTCGATGTGAATTTTGTCCGGTTGAACCGGAAGGAAGGAAATAATATGAAGAACAAATTTTTCGGATTCCTGGCCCGTAGGAAACAGGCGGCCGCCGCAAAGACGCCGCCGGTTCCCGCTTGTCCCTTTCCAGGTTGCGGCGTTCCCTTCGCGCCCGACCCGAAGCGGCCGGACGCTTGTGAACGACATCGGCAACTTATAACCGACTTCGGCTTTATCATGGCCCATTTGAAGACGGTCGAAGCCCCGAAGGAATCATTGAAGAAGGTCGATATTATCGTCCCGAAGGGCTTCCGGCAACCGCCCACGAAAGGGGGATAAAAACATGACTGATATAAATTTCGCGCCCCCGATTCGTTCGGTTCCATTCCCGCCAGCCGGTATTCAACTGGCCCCGTTAAAATGTACGGTCAATCGTGACCGCTTCGGGCGTGTAATATACGTTCCAGGCGACGGGGTCGGCGTCCAGGGAAGCGGTCTTTTGCCGCGCTTATCTGAAAACGCGGTCGTTCCACATACCGACCTTTTTCATTTCCTGGTAATCGGCGATTATATCGAAGAAGAAGACGATTATGTTATCCTGGAAAGCCTGGCAAAAGGAACCGCGGTCGGCCGGTTATCATGGTATGCTGAATCGAATTATACCGTCTTCCGCATGAACGACCCTGATTACATGGTCCTGGGAAAGCGGGCGGCGGAACTGGCGTCGGAATTCGGGCGGCGGCATTACGACTATATGTTTTATGCGCGCCTGTTTGCCTGGGCCGCTGGTTATTGGACGAAGGAACTGGCGACCGGACATTTCCCGCCGCGGCCGGTTACAACCGACCGGATACCGTATAAGTCCGACCGTGATTTCATTTGTATCGAACTATACTTCGCAATATGGAACCTGGTCGGCCGCCGGATAAGGGCCCACGGTTGCGCGCCCATGCCCGCGGAAGTGATTAACGCCGTCAATCGCGGAACCCTGGCGGTCATTGACCATCATAACGGGGCGGTCGGCGACCCCTGGCGGGAACCCCGCGGGCCCGTGAACAATTACCCGAAGGTCGTCGGGGCGACGGCTGAAGCCATAAAGACCTTCGACCGGCTTGTCCTGGCAAAAGACGGGCTTGTCTATAAGGAACGGCCGGTCACTTCGAACGACTGGGTTCCCCTGGGTCAAGCTATGGAAGACTTGAAGAAGGATACCATCGTCCAGCTTGATAAAACGCGGGGATACGTTACACGATACCACGGCGACAATAACATTTCCCTTCTGGCCCAGGTAAAAAACCGCGGCGGCGTCAATTCCGAAGCGCGGAAACGCCAGGAAGAAAAGGCCGCGGAATCGAAGCCGCAAAGTGATAATCTTACAATCGAAGTAATGAACGATAAACGCGAACTGGTAAAGCCCCCGCAACTGTTAATACCAGGCGACGAAATCCATATAAAGAATCAAATCGGAATTGATAAGTCCGCGAAACCGGCCGGAAAAAGGGAATATCAGCAAAGGGAACCTTCAGAAGAAATCGAAGTCGCCATGAATAAACGAAAGCATGAACCAGGCCCCGACATTATCGCGCGCCCCCTGGGACAAAAGCGGAACCGCGTCCATGTTTACCGGCAACCTTACGGATGGCCGATTCGTTCCTGTGACTGGGTCGCCCAGGCCCCCGAAGACCTGGAAATCTTCTGGATGATACAGGAAGGACAAGCGGTCGGATTCTTCAACCTGGCGGCTGAAAAAGGACATTCAATCTGTAAACATTGTCGGGCGATAATCGAAGGGAAACGAGTATCAATCGGCGGGAAGAACCACGGTCACGGGAAAGGGGCCCCGCCGCCAGGGGAAAAGGAAGGTCAATAATGTTACCGACCGAAAAGCGTATAATCGCCGACCGGCTTCTGGCCTGGTTAAAGGAAAATGAACTGGACGCCTGGTCGCGCGCCTTCGATATGCTGAAGAAGGCTTCCTTCGCTTTGAACTGGGAAGTTTACGACCTTTGGAAAGGATACGACGTTCTTCTTATCATGGGGCGCGTCGAACGCCTTTCCAGTCATAAAAGCGCGGCCCGCGTTATCGACTGGCGGCCGTTGTCCGAACCGGCGTCGGCGAAGACCATAACGCCGGAAATTATCGAAGGGCTGAAATGTGTCAAAGGTAGCGTCGACGCCCTTTTAAGGCTGGTAAAATGAAGCTGGCAAATCCAAAGGAAAAGAAAATAATCGTTAAGGTCGACCGGAAGACGACCGGCGAAGTTTACAAGGGATACTTTACAAAGGTTATCCGGCGTCCGAACGAACATCGGCTGAATAGTCCCCCAGGTTGGGCCCATGACAAAGATACATTTGACCGCCTGGTTCGCCCGAACGCCCATACATTCCGCGTCGTCGATATGGCCGGACACCTGATATATGAAACGTCAATTAAACACTTCGACGCGAAGGCGTTCGTTATCAATCGCGGGTACGGCGAACAATACCTTCTTCCCTTGAACGACTGGGACGTCCGGTCGACCGTCCAGGAAAGGCTTATCAATGATTGAAAAACCGAAGCGGAAACATAAAAAGACCCGTACCGTTCCGCTGAATACGCAAAGGTCGCGGGAAAGGGCCGAACTATATTACATAATATACGAATCAATGGGCGTCGGCCGTACCCTGAAAAGATTATGGGCCGTCCTTCGTTCGGCTGGCGTGGAAATATCCCTGAAGCGGCTGGAAGAATATTCCGCCCCGCCGCCGCGGGGCCACGGCTGGCAAGCCCGTATCCTTGAACGTGCCGCGCGCCATGAATCCCAGGAATTCGTCGAAGTCCAGGCCCAGGTCGACCGAATGAATATCGAACACGTTCAAATGTTCGGCGACCTGAAGCTTCTTCTGGCGGCCGGTATTCAGAAGCACAAAACGAAGCTGGAAGAACAAGTCAAAGCCGGACTTCCGGCCGTCCTTGACATGGACTTTTCGGACATGGTACGTATGTCCGAAGCGATACAACGGGGCGAACGCCTGGCGCGGGGCCTGGCGACGTCGAAGGCTGAAGTTATCGTCGAAGTATTATCCCCGCTGGTCAAGGACATATTCGCCGTCTTCCTGGCGGCGAACAACATCACGAACGACCCGCCGGAACTGGTTCGGAAGCGGCAATCGGAATTCATAATGAGCGCGGACAAGGTACTGGCGACGTACTACACGCCCGCCGGTAAGCTGGCCGCGGTAATAAAGGGGGACAAGCCATGACGACTGAATGGAAGCGGAAGAATACTTTTATCAAAGACCTTCGCCAGTTCCTTCGACGGTTCCGTATCGTCGAAGTAACGCGGGACGTTTTTAAGGAACTGGAAGAAGTCGACATCCCGACCGGCGGCCGTCAATACCAGGAAACCGGCCGCTTCGTAATCCAGATTCGTTTGACGGGCTTCTGGCGGCAAAGGTAGAATAAGAAAACGAATGAAGGGGGGAACATGACAACGAATGAGACTGAAAACAAGCTGGTCGCAACCGTCCGCGGACTTGTCCGCCCTGTTATAACCTTTCTGGTTATACTGGCCCTGGTCGTCGTCCTGGTCGTCCTGGCGTTCCGGTATGCCGACGCGGTTATGGCGAAGGACATCGTTATCGCCTTCTTAACCCTGGTCGCGTCGATAACCGGCTTCTGGTTCGGTTCCAGGAAGAACGGGGAAAGCGGGTAATCATGGCGAACTGTAAGAAGTGTGGCGGCCCGCTGAAGAAGGGGAATATCAAGGTCATTCGACCGCGGGGGAAAAAGCGGCCGTATCGCGTTTGTCGGGTATGCCCGCCGAAGAAGCCGGATTTTAATATTCATTGTCCTGGCATAATCCCGCCGCCGGTTATTACATTCCCGCCGGTTGACCTTATACCCGACCTTCTTCCGCCTGGCGGCCCCAGGAAGCCCCAGGATACGACGGGCGGACGTCCCGCCGTCGTTGAAGTATGTCGGGAAGTAACCGGCCCCGACCCCGCCAGATTTCGATTCTTTATGACCCAGGAACAAGCGGAACGGGTTCTAGCCGCCGCTGAAAAGAACGTCGCCTTCGGAATGGGCGTATCCTTCGAAGCGATACCGGTTCCCGCGTTCCAGGTAGAAAACGACGCCGCGGCCTTCGACGACCTGGTCGAAGTAACCGTCAACTGGGGAAACAAATGAACGCTGAAGGAACTGGAACCAGTCCGACCGTAATCTTAATCATAGACAGCCCGACCGCGGCAACCTTGACCGCCGCAAAACTTCAAAAGCTGGCGGCCGTGGTATCCGTCCAGAGGTCGACCGAACCGGCTTGTCTCATAGTCGAAGCGGCGAAGGTCGCTTCCTTTGACCCGCTGGAAGTGTTTAACCTTCTGGCCGAACCGAAGAAGCGCGGCCGGTACTGGGAAAGCGATTTCAACCGGCAATTCGGAAGGCGGCGAAAATGAAATCCCGAAGCGCGAAACGGCTTAATAAAATGCACACCTGGGCCCATAGACGTTTCCATGACGCGAAGGCCCCGCGGTTTATGCGTTACTGGCTGGATATTCGAACCATCATTGAAAACCTGATTATTGGCGAAGACCCGTCGCCGTTATATCCCTGGGAAAACGAAAAGGCAAAGAAGCAACGTCTTCAAGCTGAAAAACGCCGGTATATTAAAGGGCCGAATGATACGAAAATGCCGGACTATATAGAATTGTCGCCGCCTGGGTTCTGTAACTGGTGCGGAACGCCCCTTCCGAAGACACACCGCCGCTTTTGTCCGGCGGTCATATTGAACCAGGGCGACCCGCTGGAACATAAGTCCCGCGCTTGTGCGAACGCTTATTTCAATTATTGGTGGACGGTTCCGCGCTGGAAGCGTATCGTCTTTATTCGCGACGGGTTCACTTGCCAGGAATGCGGCGTCAAACCGATTAAAACGAATCGACATGGTATCGAATTACCGGACTTCGGGGAACTGGCCGTCGACCATATCGTCCCCGTCGCCAGGGGCGGGAAGACGGAAACCTGGAACCTTCAAACGCTATGCCGGATATGTAATTCAAAGAAAAGGGACAAAGTACCGGACGGGGACGTTTCGTTGAACGTATGGCTGGCCCTGGATATTGCGAAACGTAAAGGGATTTTATGATAACTCGAACGCCTTACTTTTTCAAGGACGCTTCCGTCGCCGCCGACGCGAACCAGCGCGAAGACGAATCGAACTGGACGCGGACGCCCGCGACCCTGGGGGCCCACTTGTCCGCCGGTCATTATCAACGCTGGAATTATATCGATTTCCTGGCCGCCGACGCCGCCCAGGTTGCCGAACGCCAGTGTTTCAAAATTTACAACCTTCCGCCGCAACATGGCAAGTCCGAACTGATGTCCCACTGGCTTGTCGTTTGGTTCCTGAAGAAGTTCCCCTGGAAGAAGGTCGGCTTCGCTTCGTATGAAATGGGATACGCGTCGGAATGGGGCGGGAAGTGCAAAGATACCATAACCGAAAATTCCGAAGAACTGGGCCTTCGTTTGACCCAGGATACGAAAGCGAAAGGTCGCTGGCGGCTTTCCGGTTACGGCGGCGGAATGTATGTCGCCGGTATCGGGGGCCCCTTTACCGGACGCGGCTTCGACCTTATTATCATTGACGACCCCGTGAAGAACGACGCCGAAGCTTTGTCGGCCGTTTACCGGAAGCGGAACTGGAACTGGTATCGGTCGGTATGCCGAACCAGGCTGGCCCCAGGCGGGTCGATTATCGTCATTATGACCCGCTGGCATGAACAAGACCTGGCCGGTTGTCTTTTAGGAAACCCGCCGGAAGACGAAGGACAAGCGGCGATTCCCGAAAAGGATGTTTCGCCGGATAACTGGGAAGTGATTAACCTTCCGGCCCTGGCGGAAGACAACGACCCGATAGGCCGGAAACCTGGGGAAGCCCTTTGTCCCGAACGATACGACGAACCGGCCCTGAAGAAGCAACGGGTCGCGTCCGGCCCGTTCTGGTGGTCGGCCCAGTATCGCGGGAAACCGACGCCGGAAGGCGGCGGCATTATAAAGACCGCGTGGTTCAAATCATACGAAGACCGGAACCTTCCCAGGACGGAAAAGGGCGACCTTCATTTTTCGCGCCTGATTCAGATATGGGATACGGCCTTCAAAGAAGCGCAACGGAACGACCGGACGGCATGTTTGACCCTGGGCGAAGCGTTCAATCCAACCCGTTATTATATCCTTGACCTATTCGTGAAGCGGGTCGAATTCCCCGAACTGGTTCGCTTCTGTAAAGCGTATTATCATAAATGGAACCCCGACCGCGTCCTGGTCGAAGATAAGGCGTCCGGTATATCATTGATTCAACAAGTCCGCGCGGACGCCGGTATCCCGATTAAAGCGATAACGGTCAATTCCGGCGAAGACAAAGTCACGCGGGCCCATACCGTAACCGGCATACTGGAAGCGGGCCTGGTCTTCGTCCCGCTGGTCGCGCCCTGGCTGGCCGATTTTCTTCAGGAAGTCGGGGCCTTCCCGAACGGGGCCCATGACGATATTGTCGACGTCCTGGTTCATGGATTGCGTTACCTGAAGCCCCATTTATCCGGCCAGCGGATTGTCGCCGAAGTCGGGGAAAAGAAATCCCGCTGGAAGTGATTCACGATTGCGCTTTCCATGACGTCATATTGACACAATGGAAAATTTAATATATAGTTCGGATAAAAGCCCGAATCTATTGTCGAAAGGACTTGAAGACATGGACAAACCAGGGCAGAATCAAAACCGCCGCCATAATTCCAGCCGCCCGAATAATGGGCGGTCTTTTGTTAGTAGGGGCGCGCGCCCGTTCCCCCAGGCAACCGGAAACCAGGCGAACCGGATTATCGGCGTAAAGGGCCTGAAGAACATGGGCGGCCGGATACAGGAAGAATACTTAAACGCAATCCGTAACTGGCAAAGCGAAGTCAAACTATATCTGGAAATGCGGGACGAACCCGTTGTCGGGGCCCTTCTGGACGCGATAAAACTTCCCCTTCTGGCCGCCAGCTTCGATGTCGAAGAACATCCCGCCGGAACCGACCAGGACAAAGCCGCGGCCGAATGGCTTTGGGAAAACATGAATCATATGGTCGGTCAAACGTGGAATTCACATACTGAAGACGCCCTGGAAGAACTGGACTTCGGCTTCGCCCTGGGGGAAATCGTTCTGGACAAAAGAACCGATGGCCGGTTATGGCTGAAGAACGTCGACCCGCGCGGCCAGGAAACTTTGTCTTCCTGGGTATATGACCCTATCGAAAAAGACAAGCTGGTCGAATTTATTCAGGTCGACCCGAATTATAACGGAATATATCATATTCCAATTTCAAAATGCCTTCATTTCAAATACAGGGGCCGGAAGGGAAATCCCCAGGGTCATTCGGTATTACGCGCCCTATACCGTCCATACAAATTCGCCCGCAATCTGGAAGACCTGGAAGGAATCGGCGTCGAACGCGACGTCGGGGGAATGCCGATTGCTAAACTGGGCGAAGGAACGTATTCGACCCAGGATAAGGAAGACCTGAAGGCCGCTATGAAAGGCCTTCGTCAAGACGAAGAAGCGTATCTGATTCTTCCCGAAGGGATTGAAGTAAGCCCGTATAGTAGCGGTCAAAAAGCATACGACGTTAATCAGATAATCGACCGCTGGCATAAAATAACCTTAATGAGATTCTTCGCCCAGTTTATTATCCTGGGTATGGGCGAAGTCGGTACGCAATCCCTGGTCAAAGGTTCTCAGGACTTTTTCGCGCTGGCCCTTGAAGCCGTTCAAAGGTCGATTCTGGAAACATGGAACCTTCAACTTGTCCCGTACCTTTTCCGGTTCAATCAATGGCCTGGGATTTCAGGATACCCGACAATAGTATGGGAAAAGCCAGGCAAGCCCGACCTGGGCGGCTTAATGGACATATTCGATACGGGCGTCCGTACCGGCGTTATCACGCCGACCGACGCCGACGAAGACCATATTCGTTCGATAACCGACCTTCCCGACCTTCCCGACGACGCCCGCGGTCTTCCCAGGACGCCGGAACAACCGGCCTTCCCTGGTATCCTGGGACTGGAAAAGAAGGTCGACGACTTGGGGATTCAAGCGAAGGCGGCGGCGAAAGCGGGGGAAAAGAAGTGAATGGAAGAACATCGAAGAAGCTTCGGCAAATAGGACGCCGCGACCTTCGGGAATTTTACGCGGAAATCAAGTCCCTTCCGTTTCCGACTAAACTTCGGATATGCTGGATAATATTAACCAGGGGGACGAAAAGTAAAAAATGAAGCTTAAATACGAAGCGAACCATAACGGGGCTATGCTGGCGGTCACGGTTCCGCCGGACGTCGCCGCGAAGGTCGCCCTTCCTGGCGGGGAATCGCCGGACGGTCTTCATATTACCGTCTTTTACTTTTACGACGCCGCGGACATTCCCGCGGAACATCGTCGCCAGATTATCGGACTTTCTTCCGACTTGGGTCGATTATTCAATCCCTTCTATATCCGCTTGACTGGAACGGAAGTCTTCGAAGAAAACGAAGAACGGCCGCTGGTCGCGTTAGTCGAATGTTCTGAATTACTCCAATACCGAAAAGCCCTGGCTGACGCCTTCGATAATGCTGGAATCCAATATTCAAAAGATTATGAATACAAGCCGCATTTGACCCTAAAATATCTTCAAGACGAACCACGTCCGACCCTGGAAATGAATCAAGGCTTTTCTATTGACCATCTGGACGCCTGGTTCGCGTCGGAACGCCTTCCGGTTCACCTGGGGGCGCGCCATGCCGCACATAAGAAAGGATTCGTTCGAATGGTCAACCGCCGGTTACATTTCGCCGCCCGACCGCGGGCCGGTCAAAAACAACGTCCGGCCGTCGGTTCCTGGGAAGAAGCGACGAACCGGCAACAAAAGAAGCTTGTCGAAGCCTTCGACCGCTGGTCGGCCGAAGTAAAGCGCGGTCTTCGCGCAAAGTTCAATAGCGGCAATACGACCGGCCAACTTTCCGAATACCTTGACGGGGAAATGCCGAATTTGGAAAGGCGGCTTTCCGATATTCAAGCCGCCGGTATCAACGCCGCCGTCCGCATATCGGCGAAATCACGGGCCGAACTTCCAGCGATTCAAAAGATACGAAGCCGCCAGGTCGCCGATAATCTGGCCCTGATTCACGATAACTTGATTCCCGCGATACATGGTAAATTAACATTGGCTTTAGCAATCGGGGCGGTCGCCAGCGGCCCCGCCTTGAATGAATATTTCACTTCGACCAGGTCTTCGGTCGCGCAATATTCCGGCGGGTACTGGGTCGCAATCTTCGAAGTTCAAAAGGGCCTGGGGGGAATCCGCGAAGACGAACGCCGCGCCCAGGGCCTTGACGTCGAACCCGTCCGATGGGTACTTGACCCTATGGCTGAACATTGCTCCCATAATGGGGACTTCTTCGGTTGTCCCGAACTGGCGGGCGATTATCCTGGGGGCTGGTCGACGCTTAAAACGGTTCCGGCCGGAATGGTCACTTGCCGCGGGAATTGCCGTTGTCATTTGGAAGTATTTCGCGAAGGGAAATGGAAGCGGGGCGTATATGACGATTAACGGGAAGGTTGTATATTGCGATTGTCATGGGACGGAAAAGCTGGCGGAAATCAACGGCGACCGTATCGTCGTTAAAGACCGGCGGCATGGCGAACACCATATCGCCGTAATACCGCTTCGCGAAGTCCTGGACTATCTTCCCGACCAGGCCCTTATTGACAAATTACAAAACAGGGGCTATTCTTTAGTCAAAGAAGATACGCAAAGCGGCGGGGGACGAATAATCCCTGGCGTGGCAATAGCCGGAACAAGCCGCTAAAATATAGAGAACGCCGACGGCCGCGGCAAAAGGGGAAGGAAAATACAAGCGGCCGAATAAACTTCCCTTCCCCGCTATGGTTTAACAAGCGAATATCCGGCGGCTTGACCGCCCGAATTGTTGGCCCGAACGACCCCAATTGACGGAATAACCGTCGTCGGGGTCTTTTTTTATTTGGGGGCCGGAAAGTGGAATGTTCTAATTGCAAAAGCGAAATGGAACCACTGAAGGAATTATCCCGCGGCATGGGGAACCAGTCATTCTTCAAATGTCCCCGTTGCGGGACTATTCTTTTAATGTCCGGCGGTCATATAACGCAATCCTGGATACCCGAACAAATCCAGGGGAAGGGGAATAATTATGTCACCACTGGGCCCATATCCAGATTTTAAGGCTTGTGTCCTGGCTAACCAGGATAAACGTAACCCTGAAGCTTATTGCGGCTTCCTGGAAAACCGGATTCATGGTCAATTACCGGCGGACATGGCCGGACAATGGCCGGACGCTTGGTTCAATACATACGAAGCCGCCCTGGTATCGAAGAAGTCCGAAGCCGAAGCGTTCGAAATGGCGAACAATGCCGCGAAGGAAGCCGGATTCGAATTCACGCGCCAGGGCTGGATTAAACAGTTCCAGGCCCCGAAGCTGAAGTCAATCAAGGGGGCTGTAATCTTCAGCGAAGGGGAATGGACGGATTCTTCCGGCGAAACTCGAACCTGGTCGGCGGAAGACCTGGACAACATGGTCGCCGCTTTCAAGGGCGGCGTTCCCCTGGTCGTTCCTCTTAAATGCGGACATACGTCCGATAAGTTCAACCGGAAGATAGCTGAAGCCCTGGGCGTTCCGGTCGAAGTGCTAACCGGCGAAGACGGACACGGGGCGATAAAATTGGGCGATATGATTTCCCTGGAACACAGGGGAACCTTATTGATTGCGGGCTTTGATAAAATCCCCGAAACAATCGCCGACCTGGTTGAAGGCGGCCAATATAGCGCGGTATCGGTTGAAGTAGAAGACCGCGTCGGGGACTTCGGGCCGGTCATAACCGGCGTCGCTTTACTGGGCGCGGAAGAACCAGCCGTCGACAAAGCGAAACTTGAATCCGCCCGCGTCTTCGCGTTTTCGAAGCGCGAAGGGGCCAGGGAATTATCGTTTTCAAAGGAAAGCGATTTCCCTTCCTTGAAGAACAAGGTCAAGGCGGCCTTTGCCGCCCTGGGCGACATGATTGAAAAGCTGGTCGGTAAAACCGACGAATCCGCGCCAGGGGCGAACCCGTCGCCCGACAACAAAGACGGGAATTTTGAAAAGGACGGTATCATCATGGATTTAACGAAACTTGCCGCGGCCCTGGGACTGGGCGAAGCGGCCACTGAAGAAGAATGCCTGGCGAAAATTGCCGAATTACTGAAGGCGGTTCAAGGGGAAGTCCCGCCCGTCGAAGCACCGGCCGCCGCGCCTATGGCGGGGGCTATGTCCGCCGAACTGAAAGCGGCCCAGGCGACAATCGCCGACCTTCAGAAGAAGGTCAACGGTCAAACGCTTTTCAGTAAATGGCAAGCGAAAACGGCCGCCTTCACCGCGATTCCTGGCAAGCCCGAAGATTACGCGAAGAAGCTGGTCGAAGCGGAAGAAAAAGCTGGCGAAGACTTCGCGAATACCCAATTCGCCGCTTTCGAAGAAACGAACAAGCTGGCCGCTGAAGCCCTTTTGACGCGGGGAACGTCCCGCGTCCAGGAAGCGACCGATTTCGACAATGAAGTCGCAAAGTATCAAAAAGATAACCCTGGAAAATCCAAAGCTGAAGCAATCGACGCCGTATCGACCGCGAAGCCGGACTTATGGTTCGCGCGGCGTAAATAACCGCGTCGGTATTTTTTAAGAGAGAGAGGTACAAAGAACATGGGTATGAATTCAAAGCCGGTATTAACCGAAAGCTTTATTTCCACGAATGACCTTCACCTGAAACAGTATTACGCGGTTAAACTTTCCGCGAACCGGACGGTCATTCTTCCGACCGCCGATACCGACGTTTGTATCGGCATTCTTCTGAACAAGCCCGAAGCGGGCCAGATGGCCGAAGTAATGGTTATCGGCCGGACGCCGGTCGTTTCAGGCGAAGCCATAACATACGGAAATAAAATCCGTATTGCCAACGGCGGAAAAGCTATGGTCTTCGACCCCGACACCGATACGACTTCCTACGGTTGCGGCCAGTGTATCGAATCTTCGGGCGACGACGGTCAATACGCGAACGCAATCGTCAACTTCGCGACCCAGGATAGGGGCGAAGAATAACCTGGGTTCGCCCAGGATTATTTGAAAGGAAAATGAAGAAAATGAAAAGATTCTGGAATCTTATAGTCTTTATCCTGGCCCTTCCGCTTTTAATGGTTATGGGCGGGGGCGTAGCCGGTTCACGGCGGCGTGAATTCGGCAATCCGACAACCGGCGACGTCCATATCGACGCCGCATTATCCGAAATAGCAATCGGATACAAAAACAAGTCATACATCGGCGACCAGGTCTTCCCCGCCGTTTCAGTCGCGAAACAATCCGACAAATACTTCGTATGGGACAAGGGTTCCGAATTCACGAACCAGGTCGAAAAGCGGACACCTGGCGACACTTATCCCGAAGGCCGGATTAAGCTTTCAAATGACGAATATTACGCCGACATCTATCACCTGGGTTATCCTATACCCTGGGAAAATATGAAAAATGCCGACGCCGCGGTCAAACTCGAAAAGAAGGGCGCGGCATGGCTGGCAAGCCAGTTCATGCTTAACCGCGAAATTCAACTGGCGTCCGGCGTCTTCGTGACTGGTATATGGGACAATAACCCGACGGTCGGCGCGGATTTCGTCGCCTGGGACGATTACGATAATTCGAATCCCCAGGAAGACATCGACGCTTATAAGGATATAATCCTGGGTGAAACAGGGGCCCTTCCGAATACCCTTGTAATCGGTCGCCAGGTATGGGCCAAACTTCGCCGCCATCCGATTCTTCTGGACTTATATAAATACACCGGCAACGCCATATTAACCGAAGACCAGGTCGCGAAAGCCCTGGATGTCGAAAAGCTTTTAATCGGCAACGCTATTCAACGGACAAGCCTTGAAGGGGCCGCCGCCGCGACCCAGGCGTTCGTTTGGGGGAAACACGCGCTTTTGATTTACGTCGCGCCCGCCCCCGCCATTGACGAACCTTCCGCCGGTTATACCTTCGTGTGGGACATCGACGGGTCTGGCCTTGATATATCAATCCGGCCGACCGTTCAGGACGACCGCGACCGCGACTTCCTGAAGGCGAAACACGCTTTCGACTTCAAGGTCACGGGAACCGACCTGGGGGCCTGGTTCGGTAACGTAATCAGCTAATCAAAGCGGGGGCCCTGGAATTTTAACGGGGCCCCCGAAATCGTTTCACAAAGGAAAGGACAAAGCGAAATGATTAGATATAGGGGGGAACATTCATTCGACCTTATTCGCGCGAATCAATATATCGGCCTGGGAATCCAGGATTCCGGCAATATATGGTATGTCGATTCAGTGAACGGGTCAACTGGCAAGTCCGGCAAGTCCTGGTCGCAACCGAAGGAAACAATCGCCCAGGCGGTCGCCCTGGCCGCCGCTGGCGACGTTATCGCTCTAAAGGGAAGCTTCAACGAAGCCGTAACGTGTTCGCTGGCTGGCGTAACCTTTGTCGGCGTCGGAACCGGCCCTGTAATGGCAACCTGGACGGCCCCGACCGTCGCCGCTTCCTTCTGTTTGAAGTTATCGGCCGCGAATTGTCGGGTCGAAAATATCAAATTCAAGCCGGTAATCTATACGACCAGCGGGATTCCTTCAGCCGTTCACCTGGCCACGGGTTCCGACTATGCAATCATTAAGAATTGCCGGTTCCAGGGTCAAGCGGGTTCATACAAAGCGATATACGCCGCGGCGAACCTTTCGAATATTAAGATTCTGGATAACGAATTCCTTTATATGAACACGGCGACATACGGTTGCGCGATATATTCGGCAAGCCTGGCGGGGGCCTGGATTATCAAAGGTAATACTTTTAATTCATGCCTGGCTGATATTGCTATTATCGGCCGTATGTGTCGGCTGGAAGATAACATCCATTGTATCGTCGGCTTGGCGGCCGACGGAACCTTCCCTGGAACGGTCACAGTCCAGGCGGTTGACTTGTCCGGCACGAATAGCGGAGACAACGTAATGACCCGTTGCACCCTGGGCGGAACCTATAACCTGGCGACATATCAACCGGCCAGCGGCGACGTATTCATGGGAAATTATGCTTCCATCGTCGCGACGACCGCCCCGAACGGCTTAACCGTTCTAATACCGGCCGCGTAACCTGAATCAATCTCGAAAGTGAAAGGTTAATAATCTATGAACGACAAAGTTAAAAAACCGGCAAAAGACAAAGGCGACCAGGAGTTCGTTTGTACTTCATGCGGGACGCCCGTCGACAATCCGTTCGACGATTGTCCGAAATGCGGCAACGACGACCCGAAACTTCTGGAAACATAGAACCTCGGGGCCCCTGGGAACATACCTGGGGGCCCCTTAATCAATAAGGCGGCCCGACCTGGCCGCGATAAGTAATAACCTTTAAGGGGGGCAAAATGACCATAGAATCTTTATCACCACTTGACAACCTTGACGTCCATTACCGCCAGGCTATTTCCCCAAACCATCAAACAGGTTCCTTTGTCGGCGACGATACCGATAACCATGATTTCGTTTTCCAGGGAAGGGGAAAGTCATGTCCGCAAATCGACATCCATAACGCCCCGAACAAGGAATTAACCTGGACGCTTTACGGAATGCACGAAAAGGACGGCGAAGTCGGCGACCCTGGAACATATCAGATTGACACGGGCGCGGTTGACGCGGCCGGTCAATATGATGACGCCTGGTTCGGTTACGCTTTCCCCTTCTTCCTTCTTCGCCTGGCGTATGCCGTCGTACCGGACGACGACCCGTTCGAATCCGTAACCGTCTTCGCGAATCTTACTTTCGGAATATAAGGGGGCGACATGAAACGAAGCGAAATTATACACGCGATTGAACATGACCACAATCTCGAACGCTGGTTCGGAAAATCGGTTGACCAGTCGGGGACGAACTGGGCGACTGAAGCTTTACTTTCCGCGTTTCAGGCAGTAAGCGGCGACAACGACTTCGGAACCGCGGTCAAAGTCCTGGGTTCAACGGATACGCCGAACCGGACGGGGAAAAAGGAATTCGACCTTCATCGGTTACTAATCGTCGAAACCACGGCGGCGACGACTTATATTATCCGATTCATTTATGGAACCGGCGACGACCCCGACGTTGAAGAAGCCCTGGGCCATTATACAGATAGTGTTTACATACGGGAAGCGGCGAACGGTCGGGGGGCCCCGTGTGACCTTCGTATGATACCCGTTCCGGTCGGGACGAAGATATGGGCAAAGGTCAAAAACGCTTCGGATTCCGTAACCCTGGACTTCTACGTCGGGCTTCACGAATACAATTAAATACCGGCCGGAATACGGCTAAAAAAGGGGGAATCATGGAAAATACAATCGTTAAACATGGCGGAAAATTCAAGGGTCATTTTCTTATGGAAGTATTCGATTCCCGCGACCCCTTGACGGGGAAACGGTTCCGCGACGCGGGCGGCCGGTTTATGCCGCGCCAGCTTATTTCGAAGGCGGAATGTGATAATATCATCACCGACCAGGGATTGAATCATTTCCTTAACGCCGTCCTTCATGGCGAAACTCAAATATCGCCCTGGTATTGTTTACTATTCGAAGACGACTATACGCCGGACGGCGGCGAAACATACGCCGTTCCTGAATTCACGGAATCCACGGCATACGCTGAAGCGACACGCCCCGAATACGTCGAAGCGAATTCAACGGCGAAGTCGACCACGAATAGCGCGAACAAAGCGGTCTTCACGGCGAACGCTTCAAAGACCTGGTACGGGGCCGCGCTGGTCGGCGGCGGGACGGACGCTTCAACGAAGGGCGACGCCGCGGGCGGCGGGAAACTTCTTTGCGCTGGCAAGTTCGGAACCGCGCAACCTGTTATCAGTGGGAATGTCGTCAACCTTACATATACCGTTACTTCAGCCGACGCCGGATAACGAACAACCGAAAGGCCGGTCGAAATGCGAATAAAAGTCAATATATCGGGAACCGGAAATCATAAAGGCCAGGACAAAATCAGGCTTGATTTAATCCCCGAAACCTTTGAAAAGAGTTACGCCCGAAATCATGTCTTTGTTCCCGTTGTCCCTGAAGGCGGGTATCCTGGCCCGACCGACGAACAAGGCCAGCCGGTCGACCGTGAAAATTTTGAAAGCTGGCTGGCTGGACTTCCGCATATCTGGCAACTGAACCCCTGTTTGTCCATTTTCGTTGGCGTCGACGAAAATATCACGGCGAAACTTCTGGAAGAATTCATATCCGACGTCTATACGCCGGATGTATTGGCGACCATTGATAACATCATGTCCGCCCCGCTTACTAATGACCCCCATTTACATGCCCACTTGATAAGCCCATACGCCAGGGGAAAGACGACGCTTTCCGGTAAAAGACATACAAGTTTTGACAAGGATACGAAGAACTATATCGACCGAATGGTCGGCGGCGTGTCCTTATTACTTCCGTCCGATGGTAAAGCGTTATTCGTTACGAAACAATCAATCGACGTCGGGCCTGGGGCGACCGATAGGGCGGCACTTGAAGGCGCGCCTTATACTATGATATGCCTTGATAATCCTGCGAACGCCGACGGTTATCTTAATACGTTTCAATTCTGGTTCGTATCAACCGCCACGGGTGTTAAAGGCGGAACATTTCAAGGAAGCGGAACCACTTATACGTCAAGAGACTATGAGGCAATAGGTAATGTATCTTCTGGTTCCGTACAAACTTTTACTGGCTTGAATTGTGATGTAATTACGGGTGATTTTCTGGGGTCATTTTTTACCAGCGGGACGATAGAATCAGCTGCTACAGGTTATACAGGTTTACCTTATAAAGCCGGCGACCAGTTCGGTGCGGGAGAGCAAACATATTCTGCCTTTGCCGGTCACACGAACAGTATCTATGCTACGGGGGTTGAAGTTTTTAATTTATCCGCGACCGACGGCTTGAAAGTCGGCGGGTCGCGTACCGCTTCAATGGCGGCTTCGGTATCCAGAACGGACGGGGTCAAGGCCGCCGGTACGTCGACCGGCCCGTCGACTTCGGAAGTAACCAGGACGGAAGCCCTGGCCCTTAATAGTTTAGCTGTAATTGCTATTGCTTACTTTAAGGCTTTGAACGAAGGACTGAAGGTCGGAAGTTCGAACGCCGCGAATATGGCCGCATTTCCGACCGTTACCGACGGCGTCAAAATAGACGGGGCGCGCTTGATTGAATCCCTGGCTGAAGTATTACGAACGGACGGCGTCAAATTAAGCGACGCGGCCCTGGTCGGATTCCTGGCCGCTTTGTCCAGAACCGACGGACTGGAAATAGGGTCGGCGGAATCTCAAACGATGGTCGCCCCGTTATCAGTAACGGACGGAATCACGCTGGCCGATACCGTTATCGCTGAAATGGAAGCGATTATCGCCAGGGTCGAAGGTCTAAAACTGGCTGATTCTTCTGGAATAGTCATACTTCGTTTACTCTATATGACCTTACAACTGAATCGCCGGAATCTGGAACTTGAATTGAACCGCCGGAATATTACTTTAAGGACGGACACATTATGAAGGATATAACGATACCCCAGGGCGATTTCGGTTACGCGATTGATTTCACATTAACCGACGCCGCGAAGAACGTATATAATCCGACCGGATATACTGTGAAATTCAAGGTATGGGAAGCCGGAACGCCTGGCGTTTTAATCGTTGAAGGGGATTGCGTTATCGTCGACGCCGCGGCTGGAATCGTCCGTTATTATATCCTGGACGGCGACCTGGCTACGGCGGGCGAATATGAAGGCGAAATTGAATTATCAAAAGCCGGAATCGCGGTCGAATCCTTCAAAGGATTCAAAGTAATCGTAACCGAAAGCGGATAAGGGGGCTTGTCATGGTAATATCAGCGAATACATACGCCGAACATGAAGACATCGAAAAACTTATCGGCGATATAGTGCCGGAACGTGAATTCAATGTCGATACAGTTCCGACGCTGGCCCAGGTCGAAAGCGAACTGGACGACGCGGCCGCGGAATTGAATAACGCCCTGGACGTTGCCGGATATACGGTTCCGGTATCTTCGACCGATTACCCGACCGCCTTCGCTTTCCTGAAAGCCGCGAACGCACACGGGGCCGCCGCGGTTATACTGGCGTCGGTTCCGGCGAACGGTTATAATCCCGACGAAGAAGTCGAACAAATCGGCGAAACCAGGGCGACGGTATATTCGATAAAGTTCAAGTCCGCGCTGAAGACGATACGGGAACATCGGATTCGGGCTGGTATGCGGGAAGACCGCCTGGCGAACATATACGCCGGTTCCGCCCAGGACGCCGACGGCAACGAAAAGAAGCCGATATTTACCCGCGGCATGGGTCAATATCCAGGCAATACGACGAACGTCAATTCTTCGGACGAAGACGACGACGATTAAGGGGAACTATGTCTCAAACAACGGTCGAAAATGGAATCCTGGAAACGATAAAGAAGCACGAAGACTTCAATTTCGATAATTGCAAGCTTTACGACCGGCGGCCGATAGGAAAAGGCCTGGCGCGAATCGTCGTCATATCTTATAATTCGCATTCAAAGGAACAAATAACCATAAAAGCCGAACGGGTCAACTGGGTATATAACGTCGACGTCCTGGTTCCCTGGCGCGGGGAACTGGCCGAACTGGACGAACGAATCGCGGTCGAAACTCAAAAGGTTATTGACATACTGGGGAATTATCCCCGCCTGAATGGTACGTCCGGCGTCCAGCGGGCCGACCTGGTCACTGGCCGCGCGGCGGATTATATGACCGAACGAAAAGGCGTCTACCGCGGGAAACGCCATGTCCTGAATATCCTGGAAATCGTCAATCCTGGAAGGCTGGAATAATGGAACGAATCGAAATCGAAGTTCACGGCTTGAATGAACTTTCGGGCCGGATAAGTAAAATTTCCGATACCGAACTTTTCATTATGTTCAACGAAGCCCTTCGGGACGTCGGCCGGTTATTCGTACCGGCGGCCGGAACCGGCCCCCTGGCGGAAGCGACCCCGCGGCGTAAGGGTAAGCTTGCCAGGTCGACCGTCTTTCAAATCCTGGGCGGCCCTGAAAATCAACGGCTGGAAATACGCCAGGCGGCGAAGTCCGTCCTGGGCGTTTTTTACGGCTGGATTGTTCGGAACGGACGCGGGCCGGTCTTCGCAAAGAAGGCGAAAGCCCTTCACTTCTTTATCGGGGGCGAAGAATTCTTCAGGAAGTCCGTCGGGCCCGCCGCCCCGAATCCTTATCACTTGCCAGTCATACAACGGTTAATGCCTGGCGTCCAGGATATAGCCGATAAATTGGGAAATAAAATCGTCGCCTTTGTATCCGGCGACTAAAGGGGGAATCATGGATTTTTACGATAGCGAATTATCAGTCCTGAAGATTACGGACACCGGCGGCGAATTACGTGATTTAAGCGCGTATGTCGTCAATATAACGCCGCATTTCGGTAATAAAATGCACGATAAAACGACCCTGGGCCAAACACATGAACAAACCTTCAAGGGTATCGGCCAAACAAGTATCGACGTCGAACTTCTATATTCCGAAGACGCCCTGGTCGGAACCGATACCGTCCTGGGGCCGCTTCTGGATGATGTGACCGCGCGAACCTGGGAATACTGGCCGCGGGGGGCGTCCGGCAAAAAATACACCGGAACCAGCTTGATTGAAAATTATCAGCCGAAGACCGCGGTCGGAAGCCTGGTCGGGGCGACTTTCACCTTGAGGGCGAATAGCCGGTCGCGCGTTTAATAGAACTTTAGTATATACCGAAAGGAATGAAAATGAATATCGAAGCAACGAAGCGAATCTATCTGGACGACGGCCCGACCTGGAATATTTTAAGGAAGCGGCCGTTCTTCGAATTTTACGTCGACCTTCGACATGGTACGCAACGGGCGATTAACGCTTATGTCCGGCCGTTCGCGAAGGCCCAGGATGGCCAGGGAACCCCAAAGGTCGTCGTCAACGCTGAAGGCCACGCAAAAGTCGAAGGCGGATACACGGTCGAACTTCCGGTCGATACGTTCGACTTTGACGCCGTGAACGATATAATCATCCTGGGACAAGTCAAGTCCTGGTCACTGGGGCCCATTAACCAGGCCACAATCGACGGACTGGACGAAGCCGTTTACGGGAAGATTATCGAAGCCGTCAACATGGTATTCGGGAATCAAGGCCCTTTACCAGAAAGCGGCGGCGGGAACTAGGGGAAGGGCTTTTCAAGGCCCTAAAGATACCGAACCGTTACCGCTTGCCGCCAGAACTGGAAGAACCGATGTTGATATGCGAAACAGGATTATCGCCCGAAGTCCTTGACCGGCTTCCGCAAAGAACGGTTGAAGGAATTATGATTTATAAGGGCGTAAAACGGGTCGCTGAAGAAGGCGGGACATGGCAACCGTAAAACGAACCATAATCAACAACAATCCCCAGGACGGGGAAATATACCGCCAGGGGCCGGAAAGCCCTTCTTTTTACAGCATGGGGCTACTGGAACCGGCTAGAAAAGGGAAAGGGGGCCGATAATGGCGAATGAAGCCGCGGTCGTCGTCGTTGCGAAATGGAAGGACGAAGTATCGACCGGACTGAAACAGTTTGGAGAAATGACCGCCCAGGCCGCCACTAATACGACGGCTGTCGGCTCGAGTGTTAAAGGCGCGGCGACGGAAATCAAAAACTATGGTGATACAACCGAAAGCGCGCGTCTTCCGGCCAGTCGCTTCAGATATGAAACAATCGCCCTGGGCGCGGCTATGTCGAGTATGGGAAATCTTATCGGAAAAATAGATTCCCCCGCGGCGAAGATGGTCGGTAACTTCCTTCAGATTGCCGGAACCGTTTCCTTGACCGTTTCGTCAATCATTCATTTGTTGCCGTACCTTTCCAGCCTGGCGGCGTCGCTTCAGAAGGTCGCCATAATGCAAGCAATCGTCAAAGCCCTTTCAGGGCCCGCCGGTTGGGTAACACTGGGCGTCGGCCTGGCGGCTGGTATCGGGGCCGGATACGGTATTTCGAACGCAACAAAGACGACACCATCCGGCGTGGTCGTTAATAATTACGTCCAGGGGTCGGTCGTAACCGAAAATCAAATCGCCGAAATGACACGGCGGGAAATCATAAAAAATCAGGATAGGAATTCCGGTTCAAGCGGGATTCATTATTAAGAAGGGGGCATTATGGATACGAATAATTTAGTAAAATGGAAAGTCAAATGGTCGGTTCAAAAGTTCAAGGAAGATATTACGCCCTTCCGCGGGAAGGAAGAAGAATTTCATAAATTGTTCAAGCCGTTCGAAGTTATCGAAGGTGAAGGCAATCTTCTATTAAATACCGGAAAGGAAATGATATGGTATGGGCTTCAAGGATTACTTGTCGATATAACCGACTATCAATATTACGATAATGACCACGCCATGATAGGGGTCGGGGATAGTTCGGCGGCGGTTGTTGCTACTCAAACAAAGCTACAAGCGGCGGTCAATCTTGCCTGGGCCCACATGGAAGCAACCTATCCGAAACAATCAAGTTATAGCTGGCAATTACAAGCCAGCTTCGGGGCGGGCGAAGCGAACTTCGCCTGGAATGAATGGTGTATCTGTGTCGAATATCTGAAGGATACTGGAGTTTTGAACCGTAAAGTTTCCAGCCTGGGGACTAAAACGGCCGGAACCTGGACGTTTACCGTTACCGTGACTTTAACTTAAAGGGGTCGAAATGCCTTCAGATACCGAAAGCGGCATATTTTCCGAAGCTGAATATCTGGTCGGGCCGGTCGCTTCAAAAAACGATACGGAAAGCGCGTCCTTTTCAGAAGAAGAATCTATTGTCGTTATTACGTTTATAGATGATACCGACGGCTTCGGATTTTCGGAAGACGGGGAATTTTCCGGCGTTTATATAATAGCCAATGAAGCTATTATATTTTCGGAATTCAATTTCACTAAACTTCCGACCTTGAATATCGCTTTGAATCAATCAATCAAAACCGCGGCCCCGTCCTGGACGGATATTTCGGCGTTTTTGAAACATTATCATTTCAGGCGCGGCCGTATGCATGAACTTGACCGGATAGAAGCGGGCGAACTTGTTTTGACCCTTGATAATACCGACGGCCGGTTCTGGCGCGGGAACGATTCAAGTTCGCTTTATCCTTATTTTAAGCCGTTGACGCTGGTCAAACTTGAATTTTTCTACGCCGGAAGCGCGCAACCGCGCTTCTATGGCGTTATTGAAGACGTCGCCCATGACTGGCAGGACAAGGACGCGGCGGTCGGCGGATATATTGAAGTTCCATGCGTCGACTTCTTTAAGGCTTTAACCAGGGCCAGGATATACGACGCGAACCCGACCCTTCAGGCGGACGCGACCGCGGGGAACGACGTCATATACCTGGATAGTGTCGAAAATCTCGTTATCGGCCAGTCGTTAAAGATATATGATGATATTAACGCCGAAATAAATACGATTGAAATGATTCTTCCCGAATATAATTCGGTTGTACTGGTCAATAACCTGGCGAACACTTATCACATGGCCGACAATGCGAAGGCGAAAAAGTTTCCCCAGGTCAAAAGCGGAACCCGAATAACCGATATTCTTCTGGAATGGGGCCTTCCGGCGGCGTTAATGGCAATAGACGCGGGCCAGGTCGACGTTATTGAATTAACCATCGGGGACGATGGACTTTGTTCCCTGGAAGAAATTCAGGCGACGGCCGACGCTGAAGACGGCGTTATCTTCCAGGCGGACGACGGTATTATGACGTTCCTTGATTCCCTGGCTATGCTGGCAAATCCATATAATACTTCCCAGGCTACTTTGAAGGACGACGGAAACGATTCGAAGTATTCCGTCCCGCAAATAGCCGACGAAGATAAATTCATTTATAACCAGGCGACGATTACCGGCGACGGTATCACGAAGCAAAGTTACGCGGAAACGACACTTCAGGACGAACAAGGCCAGCGGGTACTTCCGAAGGCGGATTCGCGAATCGCGGCTGAATATGACGCTTTTAATCAATGCTTCGTTAAAGTCCAGCGATATAAGGATTCGATACTTCGGCCGCATAAAATCACAATAAAACCTGAAGCTTCTGAAACCGACCTTTATCCGAAAGCGACCGGCTTCGACCTGAAGACCAGGATAACGCTTCAGCTTGATTCGGTAACGAATCCGGCCGGTATCGACCACGATTATCATATCGAAGGTATTATCGAAGACTGGGACGTCGAAGGCGGATTATTGACGGCCTGGCAATTATGGGAAGTGAACCAATACCGGATATTCATTCCGGACCATGACGGGTACTTAATCAATATCGACGAAACCAGTTATGACGATTGCCATGACGCCGCTTCCGCCAGTCAAGCCGCGGTCAATGACGACCCCGACGAAATGGAAATCGGCCAATGGACGGTATACGCGGGCGCGATATTTACTTCCGCCAGGATAGAACGCGGTTATATCGAATTCGATACTTCTGAAATCGCGACCGAAGATACGATAAGCGAAGCCTTTGTCCTTTTTTATTTGAACTCATTTTCCGTTGATAACGCCTGGTCGCTTCAGATTACAAGCCGCGATATTGTGACTTCGCCCATCGAACAGGCTGATTACGGGTTACTGGGCGATTGTTCGCTGGACTTCGGAAAAGCGTCGGTTACAAAATCCGGCTGGCTTGTCATTCCATTATCCGCTTTAGGAATCGCCGCAATCGTCAAGGAAGGAACGACCAGATTCGGGTTACGGTCGACCCGCGACATTAACGCCGACGACCCAGGGGCCGCGTCCGAAGAATGGGCGGAAATCGGAAGCGCGCTTTCGACACATCCGCCGCGCTTGATTACAAGGTTAGCTTAGAAGGGAGACTTCATTATGTGTTTCGGGAAAAAGGCTTCAACGGTTCCGGTATCGACTTCGACGAAACATATCGAAAACGCCAGGCTTCGCGAAATCCTTCAAGCGAAGTTCCCTGGCTGTAATATCTATCTATCCGACGGCGATTACCGGCTATGTTCCGAAGCTGATATGAAGACCTTCCTGGATTACGACCCGACTGAAAAGAACAAATATGAAGCGGAAGCGTTCGATTGTGACGACTTTTCTTACCGGCTTATGGGCCAATTTTGCATTCCTGGCTGGTCGGATTTAGCCTTCGGGATTATCTGGACGAATGTTCACGCCTTGAATGTCTTCGTTACTGAAGACGAACGGGTTATTTTTATCGAACCGCAAAACGACAATATCGAAGAAGTCCTGGAAACCTGGCAAGGAAACGCCGTATATTTAGTCGTGATGTAAAGGGGGAATCATGCCGGATAATAAGCCGCGGACAACCGAAGAAGCCATTTGGGATATACACGGCCGTATTATATCACTTGAAACGACCATCCTGGGAACCCCGAACACGAAGGATAACGGCCTGGTCGGGGAAGTCGCGGAAATCAAAAAAATGGCGGTCGATGTTCGGGATAACGCGAAGAACATTTCCTGGATAACGGCCCGCTGTAAGGCTTTTCACGGGGAAAGCGGGAATATGGGGGCCGGTACTTATGGAACGATTGAAAAAGGAAATCCCCTGAAGGACGTCCCGAAGGGCCGCCTGGTCGGGTTATTGACCGGCGTCGCCTTCGTAATCGCTTTAGCAATTTATAACCTGGGCGGATTCCTGGGCTGGTGGCCAGTCAAATAAGCCCCTTAACAGGGGACAGGGCTTTCGACCCTGGACTTCCTTTCGGTCGGCCCCCTGGGGGACGGGCTTCCCTGGGGGGCCCTTTTTATACCCGCCAGCGGCCATGTAATCGACGGCATGACCGACGACCGTCCCCGCCGGTATAATCCGACCGGCCGCGTCAGATTTTTAATATAGGACTTGACAGGGGCTTTACATTATGATAGGTTATTCAATGGAAGAAAGGGGGAACCGAAATGTTGAATAATAGGATATTGAAGTTCTTAATCATATTAACCGTCGCCCTGGCGACCATATATCCCCAGGCTGAATTGACGCGGTATATCATCATAAACAATACCTGGATAGGCGCGCCGAACGTCGCCGACAACTGGGCGGAAATCGGGTTCATGTGGTTCTTCTGGTTAATGGGACTTGTCTTCCTGAATTGGATTCTTAACTATTTAATGAAAAACCGTAAAACCGGGTAGTGTATCAGTTTCATTTTAATAATCTTAAAATTTCTTCAATAGACCAAACATGATTAGTTAATCCGGCTGCCATAGCAGGTGTTCTAGGATAAGGATTAGCTAAGGTCTTGTGAGGCCTTACAAAGTTGTAATGCATGAAATAGAGAGAGATGGCTAGCACGTGGTTCTCAAGTTTCTTAGAAAAGGCATTGGTTAATCTGGTGAATCTTCTCATTCCCATTCTCATTGAAAGGTTCTGGCGTTCAACGTAGCTTGTCGATACATCTTTCATATCAGGGTTGCCTTGAATAATGTGTTTTTCAGCACCAGTGCATTTAGCAGGACTGTAACGCTTCTCAGTTTCCAAATCCTGGCCGTATAGTTTAACTAGTTGGGCATAATCTATTTCAGAGCCGTAGACCTTTTCTACTGCGTTTAAGTACATCTTGTGACCGTCTGTTGACAGTTGAATTCTGTTAGCTAACCTAGCTTTTAAGTCATTTATAAAATCAAGAGCGCAATCAGCATTTCTCATTCCAACTAACCATGAGGGGACTAGTTTTGTATCCGCATCTATCGCTGTGAATGTCCAAACATCACCATAACCAAATTCACCCTCATGTTCATCAGGTACATTCTTAGCCTTAGAGTAGACAAAGCTCCAAATTTCATCGAATTGTAGTTTTTTGCAGGGGAGATTAATCATAATGGTATTCTGGCAATCAAGGCAGGCCTTACCAACTTCTCTTAACAGCTTTATTACTGTATTAACTGCGGTTTCAGTTATTCTGGCAGTACTGCGGATTGAATTACCCTCACAGAGAACGCTTATAATTTGTGCTTGTTTTTCTAAATTCAATTTATTCATGGCTTCATCCTTAACTCTAATTGACTAAATTATAGCATACCGCTCAAGCATTGTCAAGTATAATAACAGTAAATTTCATGTTCAGTTTGCTTTATTGCGCAAACTATAATATAATGTGTTTATGATGAATATTAACGAATTTCGTACGCCCGGTCAACTGCTTGATGCCCTCACTAAATCTAAAAACTGGAATCAGAGATTGTTGGCTGTAGTACTTGGGATGGATGAAACAGGAATAAATCGTCTTATAGCTGATAAACGCCCTGTTACAGCAGAACTAGCATTGATTTTTCAAGACTTATTTGATGTACCAGCGGAAAAATTTCTAGAATTACAAAAATCATACGATTTAGGTAAAGCTCGATTAACGCAAATACCAGACCCAGAGAGAAATTTACGTGCGCATCTATTTGGGGGATTGCCTGTCACAGAAATGGTAAAGCGTGGATGGATAAAAACAAACGATATCCGTGATGTTTCCACTGTTGAATCAGGACTAACGAAATTTTTTGGAGTAAAGAACATTAATGAAATTGAAATACTCCCTCACGCTGCTAAAAAAACTGCTGTAGTTGGAGATGTTACACCAACACAATTAGCTTGGTTATACCGAGTAAAACAAATTACGAGCGACCTAATTACACCAAAATATTCTTTGACATCAGTGAAAAACGCGATTTCTAACTTACAATCACTTTTACTTTCGCCTCAAGAAATTCGTAAAGTGCCACGTATTTTAACCGAAAGTGGTATAAGGTTTGTATTAGTAGAATCTTTGCCAACTGCTAACATTGATGGAGTATGTCTTTGGCTTGATGATGAACGTCCCGTAATTGCAATGTCTTTGAGGCATGACAGGATAGATAATTTTTGGTTTGTACTTCGCCATGAAATAGAACATGTATTAAGGCGGCATGGTCAGGCTGCAATAATGCTTGATACCGAGTTAGTAGAAACTCTTGATGATGCTACTTCAAAAGAAGAAAAGATGGCAAATTTAGCAGCGTCAGAATTTTGCGTTCCATCAAAATCAATGGACAAATTTATGGAGCGGAAATCACCAATATTCACAGAACGTGATATGATTGGCTTTGCACGTTCACTAAATATTCATCCTGGATTAGTTGTTGGTCAATTGCATCATAGAACTGGAAGATACGAACTATTTAACAAATATTTAGTAAAAGTAAGAAACTTAATAACTACAAGTGCTATTGTTGACGGTTGGGGTAATGTAGCTCCAACAGCTTCATAAAATTGGAGGTGGATATGAGATATACTACATCAAAACACAAGGAAATGCAGCAAATCATTAAGCTCTACAAATCTGAAACTGGTGAGTTACAAGTTGACATGCGTAAAATTGCTGAATATGCTGTCAAGAAAGGGTGGCCACTCCCAATACCTACAGACCCCCTAGACCGTCTAGCTAGTGATTTTACGCAAGCTGCTCGCGAAGAAGTTGAGACTGATAAAGTCACTGGACATCCCTATCGTGTAAACCACGCTTATAAAGTTGGGCAAGCTATGTTCTGGATTAACATTGACGAAGCCCCACGTGAACCTATGCAAAAATCTCTTATAGCAAGGCGTGAGCAAATGGTTGATGATGGATTACAACTTACTTATGATGCTGACCATTGGAACAGAATTCATTCTTATGAAGAACCTATCCAAATACCTCTTGATTTTACCGATGATATCCAATGGCGGAAAATGGGATTAGACTAGTCTATTTCTTTTTCCATCTAGCATAGGCTGCTAACTTAGCTATTTCTTTGCGCTTTTCGGGAGTTAGTTTACTCGCCCGTGCCTTACCGCCTTTAAGACCACCCAGATGCCCTAATGCGACTGCGTTAGGGTTTTTCTTATTTTCAGTTTGAGGAGGTTTCTCTTCTATTTGGTCTTTTTCTTTAGTAGCTTCTTGTACTACTCTAAAAGCATTGACTGCGAAATCGTGTTCTTTTTTCTTTGCCATACTTTCAAGATACCAAACCGCTCAAGCATTGTCAACAGCTAAACACGATTGTTAATTTCAAAATGATACACTACCTAAAACCGGATAACACGCCCGCCCGCCGGAACAACAACCGGCGGGTTTTCTTTTGCCTGTTTTAGTGTAGGGGACTTGACAGGGGCTTTACTTTATGCTATCTTTGATAGACAGTCGAATCACGAAGGGTGATACTGAATCGACAACTGAATAACGAACGGACGGACGCGGGCCCCGCACCTGGGCCCGCATAAATTTATAGAATCGAAAGGAAGTAAAATGAATAAAATCGAAAAGAAGCGAAACGAACTGGCCGCCGCGGTCGAAGTCCTGAAAGCCAATATCGAAGAAGCGGTCAAGGCATTATCTGGCGCGACGAACTCGAATGTAATCCTAGTCGGAAAAGACCAGCGCGAAGCAGTCGTCCTTCGTGTGACCGGCGATACGGTCGAATTCCTGAAGGACGAAGGGAAGGTTATCGAAGACCTGGGAATGAACGTGAAAGTTCTCTATGACCGCGATAATCAACATGGGAAGCCCTGGGTAATTAGCTTCCATCCTTTCTATGGTCACAAGGGGCATTATTTCGCTGGCCGCGGATTGAAAGCCGTCCAGTCAATAGGGCTTGACCTTCCCGAAAACGCTTTCATGGATAAAGAAGGCGTCGTTCACTTCGGTTATATGTCCAGGCCGACCGCCGGAACAATCGCCTTCATTGGTAATCAAATCAAACGCGAAGTCGAATCAATCATGGAAGACTTCTTCAGGACGGACGCTATATTGAAAGCCGCCCAGGAAGGGGACGGTAAATGACGGATAGGATTCAGGAACTTACAAGGTCAATCGACGAACACGAAGCCCATATCCATTCGCTTGAAAATATAGTCAAAGGCGAACGAATGGAATTGGCACACCTTGCCTGCCCCTTCAAGGTCGGCGACATGATGGTCAATACATCAGGACGCCGCGCTATAATCGAAGAAATTAAAGCTGGACGTGGAAATAACAAATTCCAATTGGCTGGTACAATGATAAATAAGGACGGCAATCCAGCGAAAGGTCGATATAGTTCCAGACAGAGAGCTGATTTTGAATTCTTTAATTGGAAACGCGAAACCGACGGAAAGGAATATAAACCCTATGAATAAAGAACTGGTCAAAGTTCAATACGCCGCCGCGGACGGGAACCCCGCCGGTCGGGAATATACATACTTCGCGGAAGAACCCCTGGCCCTGGGAACCCGTGTCCGCGTCCCCGTCAAGGAAGGGCGGACGATTGAAGCGGTCGTTACCGCGGTCAATGTCCCCGAAGCCGAAATCGCCGCTTTTGCGGACAAGGTCAAAACTATTCCGGTCGGTTCGATAATGGTTCAACCGGCCCCCGAAATCCCTTCGTTCAAGGAAACAACCGACAAATATTTCGCGGATATGGCGTCCGAAATCCCTGAAGAAAAACCTGGCGACACGCCCGCGGAAATTGAAGAAGCGACTGAAAAGGATATTCCGGCGGCGATTGTTACCACTGGAACCGAAATCGGCCTTTATCCTGATATGGCCCACGCTTTCGTTGAAGCGACGAAGCTTCTGGAATATGCCGAACGCCGGTTGATTCATTCGAACGAAGACCTGAAGCCCGCGGTCGAAGACCTGGGGATTATCGCGAAGGGGACGAAGGCCCTTCTGGAAATGAAGAAGCGCGCCCTGGCCCCGCTGAAGGAAAAGTCCGACGCCATAACCGCCGCCTTCAAACAAATACTGGAACCCCTGGAAATTGCCGACCAATTAACCCGCCGGAAAATGGAATCCTTCAACAACGAACAAAAGCGAAAAGCGGCCGAAGCCGCGGCAATCCAGAACGAAAAAGAAGCCCTGGCCGCCCGCGAGGCGGCATTAAGCGGGACGGGCGAAATTACGGTCGACTTGACGCCGCCCCAGGCCCCGCCGCCGGTTCCGGCCCATACCAGAACCGAACAAGCGACCCAGGGATTCCAGAAGGTCACGAAATGGGAAGTCGTCGACCCGAACCTGGTTCCGCGGGTATATCTTATCGTCGACGCCGCGAAGGTCGGGAAGATGGTTCGGGCTTCTTCGGGAACCCTTTCTATTCCTGGAATAAGAATCTGGACGGAAGACGCCGTCCGTATCAATACGAAATAAGGGGGAATTCAGAATATGACGAAGAAGAAGGACAAAGGAAAAGGTAAGTCCAGCCAACAACAAAAGCCGCCGTCCCCGACCGTTCGGAAGGTAACGCAACCGGCAAAGCCGCCGGAACCGTCCCAGGCCCCGCCGCCGGACGTCAACCTTTGCGACGATTGCGCGTATGAATTCGGGGAATGCGGCGGGAAGCCGACCCTGGCGGAAGGAACCGACCGCGTCGTTAATTGTGATACATGGGTCAACGTCGGTTCTTTGCCGTCGGTAGACGAAGCCGCGGGGAAATCCGTCCAGGGTGTCCAGGATAAACAGGAACCGGCCCAGGAACACGCGGGCGTTGAAGAATACGCCGAAGCCATTTTATCAATCAAGGACGGCGACGAACCGGAACCGGAAACACCGGCGGAAGTCGAAGCGGCAATCCAGGCGGACGAACGCCTGGCAGAAGCGGCTAAACAGAAGGCCGCGGAAGACGAAACAAAGCGGAAGAAGCTTCAACGGTTTCAGCGGGACGAAGATTTCGGAACGTGTCCGGCTTGCGGCCAGAAGTTAAAAAGAACCGCTTTCAATAGTGAACGCGACGCCGTCCGGTGTGTCAATGGTCGATGTAATCAATATCGCCAGTATGCAAAATTGATTACGGCGGAATGATTAAAATAGTTCAGGGAGTTACAAAATGGAAGTAAATTGTTATATTCACCAAGGGCCTTTTCAGCAGGACGTAAATATATTCAATCCTCAATCAGGATATGCCCTGCCATTTTACGAGGGAAAGTATGACCCCACTTCCGATATATATTTCCCTGTATGTAAGCGGTGTTATGACAGGGCATTGAAATTGGAAAAACTAAGAAAATTGATAGAAGCAAACTAGCTTCGGCATGTGCCGGAAAGAGGAGAAAGTTTATGGATATGGGATGGACGAGAGAACAGGAATCACAGGATAGGTCTGCGGCGATGGAAGATGAGTATACTCAACTATGTATCTGTGGTCATACAAAAGACGAACATGGGGCGAATGGTACGTGCCAAGTAGAAGGTTGCCTTTGTGCTGGTTATGAACGGGACGAAGGCTAATAAACATCACGTAATTATCGAACGAAAGGAAGTAAAATGAACGAACAACCGAAGCCCAGGTTCTTATCGAAGCAAAAACTGGAAATAATCGAAATCAAAATGGACGAATCATATTCCCAGGGGGCGAAGCAACTTGACCGTATTCAAGCCGTCAACTTGTCCCTGGCGGAAACCGATTCCCTTTACAGGAAGGAAATCAAGTTTACGGTTTTCGAAGACATCTTGAAGAAGTTTATCCGCGGGAAGAAGGCTATTCTTGCCGACATCAAAGAAAAAGACCGGCCTGAAACTAATTATCCGCCCGACCGGACAATCGTCCAGGTATATGACGACCAGGGCAACCCCGTATTAAAGAAGGGCGCGGGCGGCTTCGGCGGCGGGAACCGCCGGTCGCTGGAAGACGACCTGGCCCTGGAAGCTTTCAAGCGCGTGTCAATCGAAGGTCAAACGATGGTCGCCCAGGTCGGGGCTTTATTAGTAAAGCGAATAGGGGGCGTCGAAGAATTCGACCAAATCGGATTAAAAGGCGAAGACTGGAATCGTATTCTGGCGAAATACTGGAAGGCGGTCGAAAAGGGCCTGGATAATTACCTGGCGGCCCCGAAGACCGACCCGCTGGCGAAGACCTTCAGGGATAACCCGAACCTGGGCGGAAGCCGCCCGAATAATCCGCCGGTCGTAAAACCGACCCCTGAAACTTCAGGGAACGCCCCTGGGAAGCCCCAGGTTAAACAGGACGCGCCCCCGACGGCCTTCCCCGACGAAAGGGACGCCCCCGCCGAAAAGCCCCAGGGGAACCCGATTAAGAACGCGGGCGACCTTTTGACCAGGGCGTCGAAACTTGACCCGCCAGTAATGCGGGCGGAAATCCTGAAAGGTTTCCAGATAAGTTCCCCGACCGAAATCGGCGACCTGGAAGGGGCCTGGAAGAAAATCCAGGACGTTTCAGCCGCCGGGAAAAGAAGAATCCGCGGAAGAACTTTGGGAAAGCATGGGCCACGATAAGCCATAATCGGGCTTGACATGGGCGATATACAGGCTTTACAATGGCAAAGAAAAAGAAGAAGAACGGGCGGCGACGCGCCAGCCGGAAGAATGTTCGAATCAAAGGCCGTAAAATTGGGATACAAAAATCCCGCCGGACGCCGTACTTAACATGAAAGGGGGGCTTTATGACAACGAAAACGCATACGAAGGGAAAGGTCGCGGAAGGTAAAAAGCCGGTCAACTGGCGTCTTTTCGAAGACGTTGTCGACAATATCGTAAAAGAAGCCATTGAAAAAGGTTACGGCGAAAAAGGCGCGGCAACATTGGTTAATAGTCATTTCCGCGCTTATTATGCAGGAAAAACCATGAGGCGCGACAAATAACAAAGGGGCGCGTTCCGGCAACGGGGCCGCCCCCTTTTTATATAAAATCAAAAAACGAAAGGAAGGTAATCTAAAACAAAATGGAAGACAAAAACGAAACCAAAAAGCGAACCAGGAAGACCGGAAACCAGGCAGCCACTGAAGACACCAAGGGCGGGAAGGTCGAACCGAATAAGCCCGAAATGAAAGCCGAAACGAAGGCGGAACTGGTCAAGCCCTTCAGGACGGAAGTCCCGATTAAAAACATAACCGGCCTGAAGATTCCTTTGACGATGGACGACAAGGGACATCTGGTCGGCGGTTTCCAGTTCCAGGCAATAGTTAATCAATACGAATTATTCCGCCTGATTAACCTTATGAACCAGCCGAACGGCGGCCTTCATGTAATCTTCGTATCCGACCAGGCGTCCTTTGACTTCAAGTACGACCAGAAGGAACAAAGGTTCGAAGTAATCCAGGGCGTCCTTCCCCTTCCGGCCGGAACCGCGAAGACCACGCCGGACGCGGCCGCCCAGGAAAAGAAGGAACCGGCAAAGAAAACCGCGGCCCCGACATCGCCGGTTGTCTTTACTAATACGACCTTCAATCATTTCGACAAGGAACCCGAACCGTTCGGCGTCGCCATTGATTACATGCCCGACGAAACGGGTAATATTGTTCATGTCCTGGGACGCGGGAAGACCGCCGTTGAAGGGCTGTTTTCCGGCTTGAAACAGGTCAAGGGATTCGAAGCCATTTCGCAACCGTTCAAGTTCCTGGAAGCCGTCAAAGCAACAAAGGAAGGGCCCGCCCAAATTAAGATTATCCGCACAATCGAAATGGGCGAATTCTTTAATGGCGACGACAAAGGGAAGACCGAAGCGAAGAAGTAAAAACATTCTGATGGGACATACCGCCGCCGGTCGAAATATCGGCGGCGTTTCCCATACTTCAGGAAAGGGGCCTTAATTGGCTAGACGATTATTACTTGACGAACAACCTTTGTTCCTTCTTCCGTCGCTGGCGGTCGCCCTGGGAACAAACGAAGCCCTGATTCTTCAACAATTCAATTACTGGCTTCAAGCTTCGAAGAACATTCACGAAGGCCATATCTGGACTTATAATTCATATAAAAAATGGCAAGTCCAATTCCCTTTTATGTCGAAGGAAACGGTCGCCCGCGCCATTCGGAAGCTTGAAAAGACGGGCTTGATTATCAGTATAGTCGGCCCGAACAAAGAATCCTTCGACCGAACGAAATGGTATCGGATAGATTTCGATAAGTTCGATAAAATGTTCCCCGACGAAGACGTCAAACAGGAACCGCGAACGCTACAAAATGACACGGTCGAAATGCCAGAATGTAGCGAAGAAGGTATCAAATTGGAACCATCGGTCGAAGCTAACCATGACAACAAAATGACGTCAACAATACCTGATAAGTCTTCTTCAGAGACTTCTTCAGAGACTTCTTCAAAGAAGCCGCGCGCGAAGTTATCTTCCCGACCTATATTCGCCGAAATTCAAAAGTTCATGGGGTTTCCTGATAAAACCGACAAAGACCCGATACCGAACTATGGCAAAGAAGCGAAGGCGATTGATACCATGCTGAAGCGTAATTATACCGAAGCCGAAATCCTGGACTTCTGGAAAAAGAAGGTCATGGCCAGGGGCGGCGATTACGTTTCGATGGTATGGGTCAACGAAGATATAGGTAAACAAACAGGAAGACCACGCCAGGCGACGTTCCTACCGGACGAAGCTTCCCTGGCCGCCGCCGCAAAGGAAAGGGGGATTGCGGTCGATGAATAAAGAAAAGCTGGCCCAGTATCAATTCGACGCCCGCGTAAACGAACATATCCGAAATTCGCGGGTTCCCATTCATACCAGGAAGACCCGCCGGTTGAAACTTATTACGTCCGCGCCGGAAAACGCCACGGCTTTGAAGATTGCGAAGGAATTCCTGGACGGGAAGATTATCCCGCCGCTTTTCCTTATCATCGGCGTTCCTGGCGTCGGGAAGACCACAATCGCATACGCGGTCGCCTGGGAATTCCTGGAAGAAGGATTGACCGTTCAATACTGGCAAACGGAAGAACTTTTGAACGAACTTCAATACAATATGGACGTACCGGCGAAGGTCGGGTCGGTCGCTCACCAGGTATGGCGTCAAGTCAAGGATTGCGACCTTCTTATTTTGGACGACATATCCGCGCAAAACCGGACGACCTGGCGGGATTCGCAACTGGACGCCCTGGTCGATTACCGTTACAGGGAAAACGCCCCCCTGATAATGACGGCGAACAAGGTCGATATTTTGACGGAACGCATAACCGACCGGATAAAGGAAGGCCGAACGGCTATGATTACCGGCCGGTCATGGCGGGGAAGGAAACTGGAATAATGAATATTCGATACATAGCGATTGACCCTTCGTCCACGGATACCGGCTGGTCGGTCTTCGACGCCGGACGCCTGGTCGCCTGGGGCGTAATCAAGGTCGGGAAGCTTGATTATTCGGAACGGTTTTCGCATATCATCGGGGCCCTTGACGGCCTGGCTTCCCAGTATAATATTGCCCAGGTTGCAATCGAAGAAACGAAGTTCGCCTGGCATTCCATGAACCGCCAGCGGAATATCAGCGGTCTTCAGGCGGTCTTCCGGTCAATATCCGACTGGGCGAAAAGCCGGAAGATTCCGTTATTCGCTTATAATGTTACGACCTGGAAAAAGAACGCGACCGGATACATACACGCCCCGAAGGAAAGGGTCGCCGAATGTATGCGTATTCGGTTCGAAGGCCTTCCGGTTAAACTTTCCGAACATGAATATGATTCGGTCGGAATCGGCCTGGCCCACGCCGCACACCTTGAACGAATGGGACTGATTCACGATATGGCGTCGTCGGCGTCCGGTCATATCGTCGACACGATGTCCCGCGAAGACCTTCTGGCCGCGGCGAAACTGGGCGTCAAAGCCCTGGTCGACGAAGCTACCGAATACGAAAAGGTTCGACCGAAGGACGACCTTCAGAAGACCTTCAAGGCGGAACGCCGGAAGGGTCGGAAGAATGTTTGAAGCCGTATATGTAACGGGCCGGAATAAATACCGGCTTCTGGCAATAAAAAAAGCCCATAAATTAAAGAATGTCGACGAAGCGGTCGCGTTAATCCTTGAACGATTCGACGCGGCCGTTCCGTCGGAACCGAAAGGAATAGAAAATGTCAAATCCTATGCAAACAACGGCAACGGCGGAACATGAATGTTCGAACCGAAGCTGTCAAAAGAAAGGGAAGATAATCGAAATCGGCGACCGGATGGTTAAGACGGGGCCGTCGAAGTTTTCGGCGAAGCCCCATTATTATCACCTTGAATGCTGGCCGGTCGGGAAAGGTGGTCGTTAATGACATATCACGACGACGAAGGATATGCCGCGTATATGGCGGACGTTGCGGCTGGCGAAGAAGCGAAGGCGATTGAAGCGGCGTCCGCGGAAGCGCAAGCCCAGGCCCAGGCGGAAGAAGATAACCAGAACGACGCGCTTGAATATATGGCGAAGCGGGAAAAGGAACTATCGGAAATGAACTTTTTATCAGCCGCGAAAAAAGCCCTTTTATTCCGCGGGAAGTTCGAATCAAAATTCCGCGACCTGGGTATGAACCCGTCTTTATTCTGGTTCGCCGGAACCGACTTGACATTATATCCGTATGGAGTATTGACGGACATCCGTAACGCCAGATTCCAGCGGTTCGAATACTGGTTCGAAGAAGTCAAAAAGGGAATAAAAGCGGGGGGGAAGATATGATATACGAAACGAACGGGCGCGCCAGGGAATACTTCGAACTGGCGGCGAATTTATACAAAGGATGTGAACACGCTTGCCGGTATTGCTATGGGGCCGACGTTACCCATACCACGCCCGACCAGTTCTTCCGCCGCGGCGTTCCGAAGACGGGGGCCCTGGAAAGGCTGAAGGCGTCGGCCGCCAGGTACGCGAAGAAGGGCGAACGAAGACATGTTCTTTTATCCTTTATAACCGACCCGTATCAACCGGCGGAAGCTGAATACTGTTTGACCAGGGAAGCAATCAAAGCCCTTCATTCCTACGGGATATATGTCGCCATATTGACGAAGGGCGGAAAACGGTCGACCAGGGATTTCGATATATTGACGCCGCTTGATATATACGGAACTTCTTTGACAATATCACGAACCGTTTACAAAAGCCCGATGGGAACCAAACGCCCCGCCGGTATCCGAACGCCTGGAAGCCCTGAAGCTGGCCCATGCGAAGGGAATTCCGACATTCGTATCATGTGAACCCGTCCTGGTTCCCGCGGAAACGCTGGAACTTATCGAAAACGCCGCGCCATTTACGGACGCCTTCAAGGTCGGAACGCTGAATTATTGTGAAGAAGCAAAGGCGACCGACTGGGAAAAGTTCGCCCAGGACGCGGTCGCTTTACTTGACCGCCTGGGGAACGCATACTATATCAAAAAAGACCTGGCCCGCTATATCGGGCGACCGGAAGGTATAACGAAAGGAAACGTCCCGAAATAGGACGGGGAAGGAAATATCATGGAAAACGAAATATCCGCTTCTGTATCTTTGTCAATGAAGATTAACCTGGGAAACTACGAATCCGCCGAAGCTTTTTTGAGTATCAGCGGAATCACAAAAGAGACTTCCGAAGAAGATATTCAATGGTTATTAGACGGGAAAGTGAAAATAACATACGACGCCTTGAAACTGAAAATGGTGGAAAAAATAAAGCAATTAAGGGGGGCTGGATAAATGGAATTATCAGTATGTAGCGAATGCGGGGCCGAAATCCCCCGCGTAGAAAAAGTCAACGGCCGCGACGTCGACCATTCCCTTGAAGAAAAGCCGATGTGTCGGGTATGCCGCGGGGAACCAGGCGCGACGCCGTATCACCGGAAGCGCGATATACTGGGCGGCTTCCCCTGGAAGCGCGACCCCGTTACTGGGAAGAAGGTTCCGAAATGACCGGCCTTTGTATTGGATTAACAATCGCTTCAGCGTTCCTTTTCCTGGGGGCCGCCGTGTGCTTCCTGGCTTCGTTGAAGCTTTATACCGAAATAATGAAGGAATACAGTCAAAGGCGTCGAAAGGAAATGGACGCGGAAAAGCGGGGCCAATAATGGATTCTATCATCGGGGAATCAATCAGCGGGGCCTTGTTCCAGGAAGGCCGGAAGTTCCGCTTTGCCTTATGGCGGATATGGGATAAGTCAAAGCCTGGTCTTCTTTTTAGGCAAGTATCCCATGACATACAGTAAATTGAAAAGGAGAATCTAAAATGTGTGAATTTCTATCAGCAGTGAAAACAAAGGACAAGAACGATAAGGACAAATACTATTTCCTTACCTACGACCTCATCCACAACACACCCAGGGGGAAACTCCTGCAAAAGAAATACGGAGGAGACGATTTAATCGGTCATTCCGCAATCCGTGAATTTTTCAATCTCCGCGAAGGGCGGGGTGAAAATTGGGAATGTACCGATTTCTCTAGTCCTAAAAACTTTCCCATTATAATTGTTAAGGCTATCAAACGTGGGGAGTTCCAGGGGTTCGGTCAACCAGAAGGGTTACTCACGCAACCGGCCTATGCAGAGTACGAGAAAATCACGCAACAGGCCGATGCAGAGTACGAGAAAATCACGCAACAGGCCTATGCAGAGTACGAGAAAATCACGCAACAGGCCGATGCAGAGTACCAGAAAATTACGCAACAGGCCTATGCAGAGTACGAGAAAATCAGGCAACCGGCCTATGCAGAGTACGAGAAAATCACGCAACAGGCCGATGCAGAGTACGAGAAAATCCCGCAACAGGCCGATGCAGAGTG